CCCTCCGATAGGCATGTAAGCGACCGATAGAAATCCGACTTTGATATCTTTCAAATCAGGCCACATACCGACTGGGCAGTTACCTTCCGGATGATCATACAGCCAGGAGATTCTTCCCGCGCGATTCTGTCCCTTAGCTTTGCCTATTTCTACCACTTTCAAACATACTTCCTTTTCGCTTTGGAAGTGCCCGCATTTATTGGAACGGCAGATGTTAGCGTGAGCCTTGCCTACGAATCGGGTGTCGCTGCGGAAGAATGTTTTGGGCACGGGCTTGTAAAGACTTTCGCCGAGATAATTGGTAGGGCCCTCCCCTCGTCGTAGAGAAACCCCGCAGGAGCAATGAAGTAATACTCCCTGGAATGTATGGTAAACAGTTCCACAGTTATAGCATTCTATCATAGCGGTGTCAATGTAAAGGAACCAGTGATCCCCATGGGAGCGATTTCTATCGTCCCTCCATAATAGCCCGAGTAAGTGCCCGAGCAACCGACGTACTTGGCGTCAAGAAATCCTACAGCAGGTATTTCATCGCAATAAGTTTGATACAATCTAGCATACATATCACCGATATCTCCTCCGGGCAGAGCAGTATCGCACCCTCCTCCGAATAGATGGCTGCCCACCATCGAGAATTCGTCCGGCATTATCTTACCAAAGACAATTCGCTCTACATATCGAAAGGCATCTGTGTAGGGCAATGATATGAAAACAATTACCTCATACTCATCAGATAGGTATGCGTTGGGGTCGGGACTATCCCTGAACCACATTTGAACCCAGGCATTGCCCGTCTCTGTGATATCGTATCCGGTGTATGAGGCTTTTCTTCTGGTGTAAGGAATGGTAGTAAGGATGGGAGGTCGCCACAGAATACCTCCCCGAAACCTGCAATCAGCTGGATCTAACCCTGGGCCCGTAAAGCCATCTTCCGGTGAGAATGCGTAAGATCCTGATAGACCTGATAAATCGAGATCGATTCTGCCGTAGGATCCAAATGGATCATATGTCAATGTATCGACTTCAATGAACCAATTAGGTGTTACTACGTTGACTGTGACGTAAGCTTCGATGGTTTGCTGGACATCATAGAAGTCGTCCTCCTCGCATTTCCATAGACCATCCTCATCGCAACAATCATAAACGCAATCTCCGCAGCACTCGCAAGAGTCGGGATCTTCCACCCAGACCAGTTGCCCAGCCCTCCAAACAAGCGTACCGTTTCTCCAAAGTATGGCAGACATGTTAGCACAAATCCCCAGGAGCTAAAGTAATCCAATCACTCTCGGAGCACGTAGCCATTTCCTTATATTGAATATCATATCCATTAATTCGAAGGTCTGTGATATTCTTATAGACAGGAGAGGTTATGTAGTAATTCCCTCCTATCAAATCGACTAAGCAGATTGTGCCCTCTGGTAGGTAGGGTATGCAATGAGCATGTGCGATTCGAATCGCACCAGGAACGTAGGGATTGAATGTAAGCGTCTGCAATCCAGGGGTTGGAGTGAAGGTGCCAAAGCCTAATTCAACCTCATAAGTGTTAGCGGGATCCGCAGGATAGGCGAAGCCCGATGCAAGCGTCCGAGCTAGACGAACTTGCTTCTCCCGAAATGATTTGGTGGACTTCTGGAGTTCTCTGTGCCGGCGGTTCGCAAGAAATCGCACTTGGCGACGAAGAACGGCTAATTCTTGCGCTTGTCTTGCTGCTAATCTAGAGTTCATGCGAAAGGACCTGGCAGAGGATCGGGCATTCCTGGGATAGTAGTGAAGTCGCGTTCTTTTTCGAGGGCGTATCTAATCCATTTCTGCTCGGTGCTCACTGCTCCATCGCAATCCAAATCAGAAGGCTTATTTAGAGGACTATCGAAATCATCTAAAATGGTAACAATAGATCCTCCAGTCAACTCTCGATATCCGGCATTGGGCAGGGTGGTGTACCAGCCTATTGCTGGGTTCAAATTATACGCCGTCTCATCCCCATCCCCGCACGCATACGGGTGCTGGACCTGGCTGATGTGAAATTCGAAGTTGTGCATAACATATGGGGTGGCGCCATACCAAAGGATCTTATAGGTCCAGGAAATCAACTTAACTTGCCGTATACCCAGTCCCCAGATAGGCTCAGAATTCACAGAATTACGAAAGTCTGATCGTTGAGCAAGATTAATTGTAGGAGTAACAAATTCAAGATTAAGGGTGTCATGGCTATCCTCAATCTCCGGCGTATTATCGAATAATTCAGTGGCGGTGTTGACTACTGGGGCATCATCTTTGTCCCGATACGCTGGCACGCTGAAGTTGGCGAACGATCCCGAAATGCGGGGAGGGTAGGTGATAGGATCATCTCGCAAGATTCCCGATGGATAGTCAGTAGGGGTTGTGGTATGAGTTACTATAACCTCGTACTTATGGCATTTGATCCCTGAGACTACGCAATTCTCATCGGGATCGAATCCAGCACTGTAGCTTGTCGCAAATGCCCACAAATCAAAGTCAGCACCCCAGGTGTAATTACTCCCATAGGCTGGGATTCCTACTGCCTGGACTGCGGAGAACGGGCCTGCCCAATGCGGAATACAGACATGATAAGTAGATACATAGTTTCTATGAAACTTATCATCCACAGTCATCTTAGACGAAATCGGACTAGCGACATTTATTACAGCTGGCATAGTTAAACCGCAGGGATGGTATCAGTGGGTTCGGAGGTTGCAATGGGGTCGGTGGTCGGCTTTTTAGTCGTCCCCTTAACCGCATCAATGATTCCTTGTAATTTTGTAATAATTGGCTCGTATTGTGCCATATTGCTTGACGCCAGCTTGTTCGCATTCTCCACTGACAAGGTAGGCTTAGGCATGGCCTGGGCGATTGCTGTCTTTGGATCGGTGATTCCCCTGCTAAGGCGAAGAGCGGCTAGATCCTTTTGCAATCCTACGACGGAGGGAGCGAAAGCTCGCATCGAGCTGAAGTTAGCTTCTACTTCGTCCCGGTGCCCTTTGGCAGCCTTCTCCGCATCACCGTAGGACTTTTGAGCGGCTTTAACTGCTCGATTGTAGGTTTCCATATCGATGACGCCTGAACCCAGCAAGCCCTCGTACTCCTTGTATTCATCGATCAGCTTCTCATACGGGGTGCGGAGCGATTTAGTTAGTTCCTTGCCCTTCTCCAGCATCTTTGGATCCACAGCGGCTGCGGCTGCGGCTTGGTGGACCTCGGCGATCATTTCCTTAGCGTCTGCTGCCGCCTCCTCACCGAATCCGGGCATACTCAAATCATCAGCCCCTTCTTTCAAGATGCGGGCGAACTCTTTACCGAAGTCATCGGTGCTTGCTCCCGTCCGGAAACCATCCGCCAGGGCTTTACTAAAGGAGGTGCTGACTTTCCCCGTAGCAAGTAATCTCACCATCTCTTTGGAGAGTCGTTGAAACAGGGCTATGATTTTCTGAATGCCCTTAGCAGCGAAGGTGGGCAGATCCTCTGTAAAGAAGATGTAGAACTTCTTGCTCAGGAATCCAACCGTTAATCCGAACAGCTCGGTAATCGTAGTGGATATCACCACAAAGTTCTGGATCATCGCCGGAATCCACATTACGATGTAGTCGCCCAATCTTGCGAATGCCGCTCCTATTTGCTCCGGCCAAAAGACTAATGCGACAAGCCCAGCCGCTGCGGCTACAATCGCAGTAATGCCCGCAGCGACGGCAGCTAAGGGGATGGCGAGCGGAGCGAACGACATAAAGGCTGCGGCCGCTCCCATCACTAATGGGCCCAGGGCAGCGAATCCAGCGATCGCTACGCCGATGAATGATATAACTCCGCCTACAGCAATAAGGATTGTTCCTAGCACGGCTCCGAAGCCCAGGAACGCTGCAATACCCGCAATAACTCCGGTGGGCAGGGAGCGGAACACCTCCAACAATTGGATAACAAACCCTACTGCCATCTTAGCATAGGGGAGGAAGTATGTTCCGATTTCTCGAATGGTGATGTTGAACGCGTCGTTCATTGTGCTTGTTAAGCCTACGAACGAAGAGCTCTGCTTCTCCATCATATTAGCGAACCGCCCGCCTTCCTGGGACAGTCCTTTCATAATCTGGCTAAAGTCATCAAACGAAACCTTGCCCTTAGACATCATATTATCAGCTTCGGCGGTGGTCACCTTATAGTGATCCGCAATATCTTGCAGGGAGATTACCCCTCGCGTAGCCAGCTGTTTGAAGTCCTCCCGCGTTAGCTTGGTGACCCCTCGTATCTGATTAAAGATACTAGCCACATCGCCGAAGTTGGTAGAAGTAGCAGACGCGGCATCGCCCAAGTATTTGAGCGTCTCCATCAGCTTAGGGCCGCGGTCCCCGAAGGTTATCAATCCTTTGGCAGCCTGTTCAATTTCAGGCATCTCAAACGGAGTCTTAGCCGCGAAGTCGGTTAGATCCGCAAGGGTCTGTTTGGTTGCTTCCGCGGAGCCCAGGAACGTAGTGAATGCTATTTCCGTCTGTTCGAAGGCTCCCGCGCTAGCTATCCCTTGCTGGATGAACCCCATAGACATGTCCCGCATGCCCCGGCCAGCATTGGAGATCAAACCTCCTACTTGCTGCATCGCTGTACCCATTTGCATAGCCATCATACGGAACGATGATTCCGCAGAGGAGGCTACGCTTTCAGCGACTTGCTCGAATTGATAGAGTTGCTCTGTAACATCCCCGATGTCCATTTTCAGGGAATCCACTTCGCCCACCAGGGAGACAACCAATCGTTCAAGTTCAATGTCCATTATGCACTACCACCAGTTCGAACGCGTCGCATCCATCTGGACTTTATGGCATCCATTTGCATTTGACGAATCTCTTCTTTGGTGTATCCTTCTGCTGTTTCAGGGTTTTCAGAAGTCTCGAATTCAAATGGAATTTTGAAACTGTCCAATTTAATGGACTCGGGATTCTTACGCAGCACGCGGCGGACTTCGCAGGCTATTTGCATCAAGTAGTAATCTGAACGGCTCGGGGCATTCCATTCAGCCTGCCGCCGAGCCATCCATATTCGATACTCCATTTCAGAAACCCGATTAAGGCATTCCTGTAATGTACAGCCAATCTTCTCTGCAATATACAGCCAACCGTCGTACTGCTCTGCTAGTTTTTTGCGAGGGCGTCCGTGCCAGTTAGCACATTCTCGAGCCCTTCGTACTGCTCATCTTCCCTGACAATTTCCAGCAACGCATCGACGTCTACGCTGGCACGGGGGTCTTTCAACAGCTTAACTAACAGCGACGCCATCGGATCAATGGAGGTCTTGTCGATTCCGCAGATCCGGCGGGCCTCTTGAAACAATCGGTTCTGGATCTTGCAATCGAACTTCTCGATATGCGCAACAGGGACCGCGACGTTATCGGGCATCAGAAACAAGCAAAGAGAGATCAGGAAGGGCTCCATGTCCCCGGCATCTCCAATACGATTGATCTTGCCGCCGTTTGTGAAGGAGATCTTGGACAAGCGGAGGTTGTGAAACTTTTTCATTTGCCCGCCGGTCGCTGCCCGCAGTTCATAATCCTTTCCCTGAATTACGATTTTCATTGGCGGGATTTGATACTCGGGCAGAGTATCAAAATTCAATTCATTACTTACTGTCTGACTCATCCCATCTCTCCGGGTAATTAACAACAAACAACAAACAAACTACTGCTTAACTGTAAGCAGTGTAATCATAAGGGGTCTCGGTGCCAGCCAAATCATTTGTCACGCAGAACTCCACCGTAGCGGTAGGCGGTTCGCCTTCTTGCATGGCTTCAGGGATAAATGATTTCATGAATCCGATAAAGTCGATCGTATCGCCGTTGGGCAAGTGGGCGGTGATCCAGCCATTAACACCGCACAGGGCCAAGCATTGATCGTAGGAGGCTCCCAGATAATGCACTGTGAAAGACCCGTCCGTGAAGTCTTTCAGTGCGCGGGGAGCATAAGTCCGCCACGTTACGTTGTGCATGTCAGTGGTGGGGATCTTCTCACCTACATCGATGCCTGGAAGGGTTACTTCCTTCTCCCACAACTTAACATCCGGATCCGCGGCAAAGGCGATGAGAGTCCGAAAACCATCTTTCAGTTTATTCCCGGTAGGTGTTGTACGGGCAGTAGTCGTCATAGCTCTTCATCCTGCGTTAAGGTAACAAGAACATTTAAGGTGAACAGACTATAAACGCCTTCTGGCTGCTCTGTTCCAATTGGGAGAGGGCCATTTTGGCGGGTAACAGCGTGGACTGTCACGGGATACTCGGCGTCTATTGAGATTATCGTATTGTGCACAGATGCCAATGCGAATGCGATGTCGTTGACCCGGGTGAAAGCTTCTGAAACATCTTTCCCCCGGACTTTGATTTGGATTCCATAAGTCAGCTGGACCTCACTATCAGGGCCCGTTCGCCCATACTGGACAGGCGTCGTATCAAATACTGATATTTGATTAATGGGCTCGGGAGCGGATTGGCTAACAAACACCGACCAATCGCCTGCTAGGGTTGGATCGGTGCCCAGGCTCAGGGCGCGAATGAGACGGGCGACTATCTGGCAAGGCATGTATCGAAGTTTCATGTTATCCCTTCTTCACTTCTTTCAGAATAATATCGGACAGAACCTTAGTCATTGTCCGGAAGGGCTCCTCCAGATACTTGGCTTGGCCTACGGTATGTTTCAAATGGATCATTTCATGGACATAAATAGCATAGCGTTGGGTGTACCCTACTATCACCTTAGGGCCCTCCGGCTCCATAGAGGGCTCGGTGAACGCACTAGCCTTTAATGCCCCTGTATCGACGGGCACGAGCTTCTGACTGGTTGCCTGTAGCTTGAGCCCAGCCTTTAACAGCCCCCTAGCAACCGCATGAGTTTTCTCAATGGGATACGCTTGAAGCTGTCGGACGAGTTTCTGGACCCCTTTAACATGCTTGGTCATTTAGATATTCGCTATGTAAACCGTTTCTGTATTATCGACATCTGGGACCCTGCGACATTGCTTTATTTGCTGCAATGGAACGGATGTAATGGGGTTCGCCGGTGCGTCTGCTAGTAATCCCTCCCAGACCCATCCTCCCCGCAGCACTTCCTGGTCCAAGAATATGGTGGCGGTTGAGATGAAATTGTTTCCCTCTGCGTCTTTGATCTCGACTTGCTCCTGCTCCCAATGACATGACAGTTGAACAGGGGTGCCGTACGTCGCCTTCCCGAATTCATTGCGGGCAGCGGGAGGCCAATACACCAAAGTCTGATTCAGTAGCCCTGGTAGTATGTTCATTGTTATTCATCCGATGAGCTGGAGCGAGATGTTCCGCCCCAGGATAAGGTTGGTCGTTTAGCGGTGATCTTTTGCAAGCACCCGCTGGTGTCCAGAATTAGAGCATGCTGTCCGTATGAGGTTTGATACAACCCCATTCCCGAATTCCCCCGCCCTTCGTAAGAGGTTGATGCGCCTCCGATTGATTTGGAGGTAGCGGAGGGGCTCATCACCTTAGTAAAGTGAGCAGCGAGCCATCGCTCAATCATTTCGAGCTGCCTGTCGGTGAGCTTACTACCCGCGCACGCAGCAACCTGGTCGACTAGGATGTTGGCTGTTTCGATGAATGCATCTACATTCAACGAAGTAGGGAATCCACCTACAGCCCGAACAGCAGAGGCAGTTGTGCGATAAGTACCGCTGGCTGTCTCCCCACCAATTACATCAGTCATGATCTTAGCTTATTGTTACGACGCCAGTATCACTGACGACTAGAGTAAATGGATCTGTAAAATTATCCCCAGACTTTTGTCTCCAGCCGTAATATGTACCAGCGTTGAGGTTGAATTGCACTACCCCAGATCCATTGGTAGTGGCATTGTTGACAATCCCAGTAGTTACTGAAGTGCTGGAGGTAGTCAGCACAACCTCGCAGTCGGGTACAGGAGTTCCATCTGTTTTCTTGATTGTTAGAGGCACTGGGAATACCCCAGACCCAGCAGACGAAGTAGGTTTTAATTCGCTCCACGGCTGTATCAATTCACCTATAGCAGATTCTGGTATAGAATAAATCTCATTCACTAATGGGGTTGTTCCATTTCGGACTACCAGAAGGTAGTCACCATCCACATCCTCATCTTCTAGTCCAGTAAAGAAAGCGATCCATCTTCCAGTTCTTCTATCAGCGGCATCAAGTAATTCTTGAATTACCCCTTCAGCTACAGGAGATGCTGACACATTGCCTTTTTCATACAAATGAGCCCCATCTGGAGTACCAGATAGGCATTTGAATTCTAAAGACGTAATTGTAGGTGAACCAGACATTGCTACTCTTTAGTGGATAAGGTATTAGGTGTTAACACTTAATGGATCGTCAGCTGCTACTTTTCTGGGGTGGGAT